AGGGTGTATTTCAGGGGGAGATCGGCACGCATGTCATTAATCATGCGCTCCACTTTCGTCATGTGAGCGATAACCGTGTCGAACCTGAGATCGGTTCTCCGGCCATTACGGTCCAGGATCCAACCCAGGCCGCTCATTGTGGTTATCAGAGATGCGACAACCGCGGCAATAGTTTCAAGACCCATGACTAGACTGGCAAACCTGACTGTTGTTCGTGTTTTGCCCGGAGGTGTTTGGTTAAGTTTCCAACATTCATTTCCATGCCGCACTCGGGACACTTGTGTAAAACTCGGTTGGTTTTCGAGACGGTTTGACTAGCTTTTACCCTGGCCTCCTTGGTTTTGTTCCTTTCAGCCAAATCGGGACGGTTTATCCCGATACTGGGGTGGGTGTAGCCGGGGCTTTCCCTCCATGTGCGTAAACCTTCTAAACGCCTGGCGTTGGCCTCGGGTGTGTGTAAAACTCCGGCTCGGTTTACACAAGCTTGTTGGTTGTGCGACAAAAATCTCGGGTTGGCTCCTCCCGTTGCAAACCCCACGGGTTTGTTGGTACGGTTTAGTAGCCACACCGGGCGATCTTTCCACTCACCGGTTGACCAAACTTTCCGTAAAAAGTTGCCTTCAATCAGTTTACTTTGCTCTTCGGAGTCACACCAACTTGTTCGAATAAAAAACGCTGTAAACCCTGAGTTAAGTAACGCTTGGACCTCGGGGTTGTGGTGGGGGCCTAAAAAACGCTCACCTACGGGGTTTTGGCGTCCGTAGCGAAACTCACGACAAGTGCGGCCCCAGTACAGTTTACCGCACTCCGGGAAGATTAGTTTGTAGACAAAAAACTTCAACTGGGTAACCCGGACTCACCTTTTGATAGTCTAGCTTTTACAGACTCGGGTAAACCGCTTGTCCAATCATGCTTACGAGCGATCGAAATGATCTTGCGCATGATGGCGCGGGGGTTAGCAGCACGACCAACCGACGACCAAGCAGCAGCTACGTCAACTGGACTTGCAATCGGGAATGATTGGTCCGGGCCAGCAAACTCGCCTTTTACCTTACCTTCTTTCAGTGCCTTGCGCTTCTCGGTGCTCCACTCGCGGTATTCTGTTTCTTTGCGTTTGCCGTCTCGGCATGATGCACAGGTCCCGCAGCCGCAGCTTTCTTTGAACCCGGGAAGGGGCATTGACAGGAGCTCGGAGTCCTGAGAATCGTCTTCCGAGAAACCGTACTCTTTTTTCTTCATCTCCTTGAATGAAGACATTCGCGACTTCTTACGGTCGAAAATTTCTTTCATAGCATCTTTGCCGTCGGAATTCTCGTTGTACTCCCGATTAACGAGCCCAGCACGCTTTTCGCGGTGCTCTGCGTTCATCTTCAGAATGTTTTCGTTGTGGTTGCTCATCATTCCGTCGGGACCTGGACGCCATTTTTTACCGGAGGCATTCATTTTTTTGAGCTGCTCACCGCTGATGGCGTTGCTGGCGTTAATGCCTCCGCCTACGCCAGGTAGTGTGACATCGCTGAAATCAAAAGAAGAACCGTACATATCAAGCACCGGGCCAGTTGATTTTACGAACTGAGAATTTTTGCTTCAGGGAGAAGGGACTTGCACCCGTCAGAGCCAGGAAGTCGTCCAGGGTCAAGGGATTGAGCTTGCCTTCTTTCACGATGCCAAAGACGTCACCGCTGGCCTGCACGTCGCTGAAACCGAGTCGCATGCGCATAGCATTGCGGATCTTGGCCTCTTCGGGTGGATCATTGGGATCGGCGTTACCGTGAACGATATAACCCTCCGGAAGACGGGGAATTACAAGATCCCACATTTTCTTCAAAGCCCGACCAGGAGCCAATTTATCAGCCTCTTCCAGCTCGTAGTGAACCGAACCATTTACCTTAAAGCGCCACATGTTGCCGTTCATGTAGATGCTAGAGGTGAAGTCCTCAGTCTCCGTCGTAAAGATAACTTCCGGAGCATAGTGGAGAACGATCAGAGAGTTCTCGGGAGCCACCTCGCGAAGAACATTTGCGAACACAGCCGCATCTTCAATACGCTCCCTGTAGTCGCCATCGGTGTCTTTCTGGAGTTCCAGATTGATCTTAGTTGTCTGCACAGCCTGCAGATCGTACTCTTTTTTCTGGGTTTCAGCGGATCTGAGGGGGATCATAACCACACACTTGATATACGAGGTTTTACCCCAATTTGATTTGGTTAGTCCTCGTCGTCAGGACCAATAATTTCATTCAGTAGTGTCTCTACTTCTTCGTCACTCAAACTTCCAATCTCTTCGTCTCCGTCCACAACTTCATCCGACAAGTAGGAGTTTGGATTAAATGGTGTTGCTTTCTGGTAGTCAAGGCTACGCCCATCGTGCGCTTTCCAGAGACCCGTGTGCTCAATCCACGGGGAGGTGTTTGCTACAATGTTCGTGGGCAAACCAGAGTTGTTTGCAATGTCTTCCTGATCGGGGGAGTCCAGTTGCTGAGCGTAGGCGGCGCGGAAGGCCTCGATAGTCTCGGCGTTGAAATCGCCGCCAATTCTGTTAGTCATGTGGGTTGATTACCTTTTTTGAGTTTTACCCGAGGGATCCTGCAACATTTTGCTGTTGCCCATGAGTTTATTTTTATGCTTCTCCACCGCAACTTTAACTTCTGCCTTTAACTTACCTTCCTTTATAAGTCGCTTTTTCTTTTCCTCGTCTGTTTCTTCCTTCTCAACCGGTTCAGGTACAATGACCTCCTCATCCATCTCCAAGATCTCATTGTCTACCCCCTCAGGATGAGTTTCCTCTGTTAAGCGGTCTAACAGCGCGTCAAGGTGGTCACGCAAGCGACGACGACAAATGCTCTCAATTCCCACAGCCACAGGGCCGCAGGGGAGTTTATGTTGCTCAATTAATTGCTTCGTGTTCATGCTCCTTTCCGAATTCCGGGGCTGCTGTGAAGGTGCCCACGGTTGTAGTGAACACCCGCTTTTTTCTCCTTTCTGGGATTTGGGTCTTGATGATTGGCCTCTCGCATTGCGGTAATCATCGCGTCTCTCATTGATCGAAGTTGTTCGCGAGGAACAGAGCAATAAGAACTGTCGCGATAAGAGCGATACTTGTGGGCCACATCAGAGGGGTCGTCACATTGCAACATCATGTTCCAAATGCCGAGCGCCTGAGAATCCCCAAGAGTCCCAGCGGGAAGCCGAGACTCAATGTCTTGCCGATCGAGACGTCGAAAGCGGGTGTCTTTTCTCATTAGTCGTCGTAACGGTCCAGGATGTGGGCGATCACGGAGTTGCGAACGATGTCTTCCTTGTGGAACTCTACCGTACCCACTTCTGAGAGTTGGCGGAGTCGCTGGATGGCATCGACCAGTCCGTTATCACGACGGAACACTTCCATGTCCGTCTGTTTTGTGTCACCGATCAGCAGGATTTTGGAGTCCTTTCCGACGCGAGTGAGCACGGTTTTGATTTGTGAGGGGAGGAAGTTCTGAGCTTCGTCCACAATAATAAATGCTTCGTTGAGGGAGCGACCGCGAATGTCTTCGAGGAGAACTGGCTCAATGATCTTTTTCTTTAGCAGATACTCGCTGGCGCCATGCGAGTGCATGATGCAAGGCAAGTTATCAAGAACAGGTGCGATAAGCGGAGCGATCTTCTCTGAAAGGTCGCCAGGGAGTGCTCCCCGACCGCGTTGGAACTCTACACCAACGTCGCTGCGCACGTAGTAGACCTTGTCGAAGGTCCCTTGTGCTACACCGAAGAGCCCGTAATGCAGGGCGATAAGAGTTTTGCCTGTTCCAGCGCAACCATGAGCCAAAGTGACCGTGTTCTTTTTTAGGGAGTTCCAGAGCTCCTCCTGACGCCAGGTCAGGAAGTTGGGGTGCTGAACGTCCATCCCTTTGGAATAGGACTGCTCTAGCATCTGGGTATTCTCGGCACGGCGCTTGCTGCGCTTTTCTTTACTCGTGAGCATGTGATTAGGGGTGATACAGTCGGTGGATACTTTGTATGCTTCGCTGCTGATGAGAACTACATCTGAATCACCCCCGTGAGAATAATGCTGGGCCATTGGGGTCTGGCGCAGTACACAGGGGTTTTACCCGTCAGTGCCAGCGTTCTGTGTAATCATCCCATCCGTTTTTCTTCCCACAGAACTCGGTGAACTTCTTTTGGGTTGGATTCTCTTTTGCCGCTTTCGCAAGATAGCGATCTGCCGCTAAATCAGTAATTAGCACTTTGGTACCAAAGTCCTCTTGCATCATACTCGGGACTTTGTCCGGGTTCGGTTTAATTGCCATGGTAATCTGTTGTGAACAACAGCAACTTTTATTTTTTATCGTGGTGGTTACCAATCACCACTTACATATCTGTGTCCCAACCAATATTTCTTTGACCACCGCGGATCCCCCTTGCAAAGGAAGAGCGGGGATCTGCTTCACCACTTATGGCGTCATAGTCGGGGTCATTTATATTATGGTCTGCAGGGAACATTCGTAAACGCTTACTGGTCAGGTTAGGGAACGCTAAACTGTTACCGAATCCAGATCTCGTTAACTCTCCAAAGAATCGTTTGTTTTGGATGATGGAGTCTTGCAAACCTCTATCAACGGTGTCTAATTTCATTGAAAAATAAGTTAAAGCCCACGTAAACGCGTCAGTTCGGTCATCGTGTTTGACAAAGGGGAAAGTTGTAAGCTCTTTCAAGAAAGAGTCAATCCAGTCCCCTTCGACAAACAACACTCGAGCAAACTCCATCAAGGGTGCAACCGCTTGAAGGCGTACCGTTTTTGACTTCAACGGTTTCATTTCCTCAATTGGAATTTTTGCCTCTTTCTTGAGCATTTGAATTAGTGACTGCCCAGATGCTGCTTTTTCAATGCACAGGACTCGTGCATCGTAGAAAGAATATAAATGTTTTACCTTTGCGATGAGGTCAGGGAAACCCAGACGTCCCGTAATAATTTCCCGAACATACACCTTTCCGGGGAACCTGTGAGAGATTGACGCGACACAAATGGCTGTTTCGTCGGCCATCTCTTTTTCAGAAAAAGCACAGTCCACTGCCAGCCACGTTAAGTCAAAACCGGGACATTTGTCTTTTTCAATTCTTGTAATCCAACTGTCTTTGATAATCTGCCCCTCGGCTGCAACCGGGTTACCTTGATACAATGCAGCAAACGCAAACGAACCCATGGTTTTCTTTTGGGCCATGAGCATGTCCACGGTAAAAGCCGTGTTGGAGGGCCAATGCGACTCCCCAATTTCACGCTCCAGTGGGTCTCGTTCTTTTTGCTCCGCAGTCTCAATCAAACCCGCAATGTTGACCCAGCGCCAGCCGTTGGGATTATCATCAATGTCATACTCGCCATCTGCCTCAAGTAGCACACCGTGCAAGTCGTGCTGGTGGAACCGCGTAGCGATAACCATTTGACACCAGTTGTTGGTACGACGGGTAGAAGCTTGCTCACCCCACCAGCTCTCAAGGGCTTCGAGCGCAGCAGTAGATGTTGAGTCTTTCAGAGGGTCGTCCACGATCATGGCACCCACGCCGGGGCTCGTGATGTTAGTAGTCCCTGCGGTGAATCCGGTGAGCACACCTCCGACGGAGGTAGGCAGAATGTATCCACCACCGAGCATGTCGTATTTAGAGTCTGGGGAGAACCCCTTCCAGTCCGGAAATATTTTTCGAAACTCCGGATGCTTCAAGTACCCGATCGTGTCTTTGTGAAACTTACCAGACAGTTGTTGACCGTAAGATGCGATAATATGCTGGGTCATCTGGTCACGACCAAGCAACCACGCAACAAACATTGACGCAAGCATGGATTTGCCAGATCGTGGAGGACACGATACGATCACACGGCGATATCGTTTATTGGCAAGGTCCTCAAACGCAGACGCAATAACCTCATGGAATGCAACGACTTTAAGATCGCCTTTCTTCATGATGTCAGCAAACGCAAGAAAACAGTCTTGAGCTGCCCTATACTTGTACTCTTCAACAATAGAGACCGGTGCCTCTAACAGCATTAACTCTTTAATGCCACGAATGTATTTTCGCCAGCTACTATGTTCGTCAAGCAGACTGGCTTTGGTGATGATGGGTCGCATTTTAGAAGTTTGAGATACGCTTCAGAAGCTCCTCGACCTTTCCGTCGTACTCGCGTGCTAGTTCTTGTTCAGAGGGTGTTTCCTTCGTGGTAAGGACCACAATGTCCTCGGTGATTTCACGATGAGCCTTCACAGAAGCAGAGAAGATCTGCACAAGGTCTCGAGTAGAGCACTCTGACATTTGGTCTTGCAACAAACCGATGGCTTCATTGGCAACCTTCAATGCCTCTTCAGCAAGGAACTCTTTTTGACGAACAATGGCGTCTTTGGTATCTTTGGGGTCAGACATTAGAATAGCCTCTTTTTGCATTTGGCACACCCCCCGCGAGGAGGAGGTGGATTATTTTTGTAGGTTTGCAAGGACCGTAAGATCCGTTTTGCTAAATCTATTTTACCTGCTTGAACAGCAGCGTGGTAGCTTTGCCAGAGAGAATGAGAATCGTTCATTAGCAAGGACCAATAGGACCGGTATCCCCAGTGCATGGCAAACAGCCAAGACGCCAGAGAGAGTTGAGTTCGGCAAACTCGAATGTGCCCTCGAGCATCCAACCCTTTCCTTGGGGGGACTGTCCCACGAAGTAAAATCGGCCTTTGGGTGTTTGAATAAATGTCTCTCTCATTACACCAATCAAGGCACCGCCGTCAAGATAAAGTTGGGGTGCGTCCGGGTTGAGGGGATCCACGAACAGGAACTGGTAGCCACCGGTGACAACAGCGAACTCCCCAGTGTTCATTCCCTGGAACCAAGAAGAGTCGAGCCCTGCCTTTGAAGAGATCGGGCCAGATTTGTTAACCGTGTCCGTCCAGAGCTCAATGGCGTAGCGGGCTAGCTTCTTACCCGTATTGCAGTAGAAAACTTCCCGAATGGCTTCCTGGGTTTCTGCATCGAACACTGTGACAACCAACTTGCCGTCTTCCGTATAGTTGTTATTGGACAGTAAATATATTGGCTGGCCCAAGGGGTCTTCCAGAAAAACGCAGTCGGGGTCGCAGATAAATACCCAATCTCCGCTCTGGGTTACCTCGTTGCTCCAACGAATGCCGTAACAAGCGTCATAGTCCTCGGCAGGTTCACCATCGCAGGTGTAGGCAGGCACATAGATGTCCCCCGTTGCCTGATCCAAAACACCACCAAGCGGTAACTTGGTTTCGACACCAAGGCCAGGGAACAACTGGCGGCAATTTCCTCTGGCGACACAGACGTCAAGTGCTACGTATGGCAGTGCTTCTTCAATGGTAACCTGCCACTCCTGAGTGTAGGTGTACTGAGACTCTTCCGTGAGACCTGTGAATCTTTCGGATGTGCAAACAAAAGGTTCGAGAACCTCTACGTAAGCTCCCGACGGTACGCTACCGTTAATAGTCATAAACGCCCCCGCCAGCATTTGTGTAGCAAAATCATGGCCGGAGGATGTCAGGTAGTTCTGTGCGCTAAAATTCAACTCGAATGTTAGACGCCGTTCGAATACCATCGGCACTCGGTTTTTTATCGTGTTCGTTGCGCCTGTGTATCGTACAACAATGTTATTTGTCTGCTGAACTACCCCTTCGCTCTCAATCGCATCTGCAAGGCGCAGAACATTTACGCTAATCGGGATAAGGGGGGAGGATATAAGGGCGTCGCACAAGAACTGCTCGATGCGCGAATATGTTACTAATTCCATTACGCTATTCTCTCCCTAAGTGACGTGTCTATGTTGCGATGCCTCTGATAACAAGTCAATGCTCCCGCATTTGTAACGTGCCCCGTTTGCAAGCACCTCCACTTTTGAGATGAAGTGTTGCGTCCCCCCTTCAACCCGCCTCGTTGGCAAGTCTCGAATGTGGCCGCACCCGGCGCATGAAGTCCTTTCTTTTGTTGATAAGACGCTAGACCCCCGCCTCGTTGAACTTCTGGGTCATAAAAACCAGTACCCTTCTCTCTTTGAGCTTGTTTAGCATTTGCTCTTGCAGCAGCATTACAAAAACCGGTGCCATTTACTGCGTGTTCAGCCCCAGTTCGCTTACCTGCATGGTAGTGATTGCTAAACTGTTTGGATAGTTCCCACCACCTTTTCCCTTCAAACTCCATGAGTTCCCACTCTTCGGTTCCCGGATTAAGGAACTGACACAAGTCACCTGTTTCAACCGGTTTTACACCGATTTCGTCTTCGCAATAACGCCATGGCAAGAACCGCACGCCCTTTGCCGAGTTCTCAGAATAAGTCATCTCACGCCAGTTCTGCTTGCAATCCCGCCCGCACACCAACTGGTAATCCCGCCCTTCTTCCCAGAGCGGGTCAATGTGGTCAAGGGAGGGGGAATCTTTGAGGTCCATATTCCAGGTTTTTACTATTATAGTAGTTTATGCCGTCAGTAAGCTTTTACCCTGGCACACCCGGTTTTGCAAAGCAAAAGAAAGGGCACCCGAAGGTGCCCAGTGAGACGATTTAGGCGCCCATCGGGTGAATGATGAACCCTGACGAGGGCACAGCGGGGTAGGGAGCAACAGCAGGGTCTGCCAGAAGACGAGCATTCACGTCAGCAGAGTACCACCACAGTTCCACATACTCCCCAGCGGCCAGAGTAACCACCCAGTTGATGTAACCGAGTTGCGCAGCGTTGCCTCCTTGGAGAGTTAGGTTGTAGGCAGAGTTCGGTTCGTTGACACCGTTCTTTTTGACCCAGAAGTTGATGTCGTCTGTGCCAGCATCCGTTTTTTGAACCTGCAAACTGGCCAAGATCTGGTAGGTTCCAGCCACAGCGGCCGTGATCCGAGACCCACTCACAATCGAGAAGTTATTTGCCGAACTTGTGGTGTCATACGAAACTGCGTTACCGCTGGCCCCACCTGTGTTTGTTTGAGTTGTTGTGCGAACAAAAGATCCGTAGTTGGCAGTAGCTGTGCCAGAGCTAGTCCAAACGGGAGCGGCACCCGTGCCAGCTGAGACCAGGATCTGACCTGCGGTTCCAAAGTTTGTGCCGTTAGGCGACCATGCACCCGAGGAGTTGGCTTGGAAACGGATAGTGCCAGCACCGTCGGAAAGGACGACGTTGTTGGCCAGGGCAGCAGTACCGG